ACCTTGGCGACCCACTCCCTGATCCGCCTTTCGTCCCTCTCGCACTTCGCCAGCAGTCTCATCCCGATCCTCTGCGGAGAGCGCCCGCAGATCGTCTTCAAGGCGCTCGTCAAGCGCGCGGAACCGCGCCTCAATGTGGAGAAATTCATCGGCCGAAAGCCTCACGTCTTCATTGTTAGAGAGGATGGCCCGGACGCGCCGGGCGTTGATGCCGACCTTTCTGGCGAGGCGATTCCGCCAGTGGTCCTTGGTGTCATCCCACTGCCTTGGGCCGCCAAGGGCGACCAACATGGGACGGACGCGATCAAGCGCGGCAGACATTGCCGAGCCCTTGGCAGGCTTTGACGACTTTGTGGTCATGTCTTCCCTCATGGTTAAAACCATGAAAAGCCAAGCCACCACTTGGACGCCGATAGGTGAAGTTCTGCGCAGGGTCGCCGCCAAGCTCGCTGCGCAGAGAGATAAAAGAGCGGTCGCGCCGGAGATACTCGACAGCGCGACCGCAGTTGTCCCCGGTCAGGGAGTAGGAAGCGGCACCCCAAGGAGCCGCACCGGGAATACGAATAGGGGCGGCCTCGCCCGACCCAATCTTACGGGCGAGGCCGTTGCCAACCGTGTTCGGAGCGCTATGCACGGTGGCGGGGGAAACCAGATTGCGAGCAATCCCGCTCGCCGGGAGGTCGGAACAGAAGCCCCGGATCATTTCCGGCCTCCCCTCTTACCTTCCAGATCGTCAACAACGACCAGTCCGGAGGCGGACAGGCGCGTGCGGAGCTCCCAATAAAACGCAGCGCCTTCGGGCTTCTCGGCGGCGTCGAGCGCCCGGCCGATCCCGTTTATAACGCTGGTATGGCACCCGCGATTGGTGACACGGGCCATGGACGGAGAGCTAAGCCCGGTAAACTCGCGAAGCAGCCGCCAGCAAACATGCCGAATCCGGACAATGTTGCGCAGCCGCTTGAAGTCGTGGATCTCGTAGGCCGTGACGCCCGCAACCTGGGCCGCCAATTCAACGATCTTGTCGAAGATCACGCGGTCGGCTGGCGTGTCGGTGCGGCCATTATGGAGGTAAAGCCGCGTGTTCTTGATGCGCTTGGTGATACGACCAAGGCGCGATCGGGCGCGCTCTTCCGACAGTTTGCGCCCCGATATACGGCACGCTTCCTGCCTGACTGGATTGGTGGTGTCGCGCTTCGTCGCCAGCACGACCGGCGCGAGGACTTCCCGTTTCACCACAATCGGCTTAGGCAGCCGCGCCAGCGCCGCCGGGCTCATGTCCTTGCTGGCAAGGCTGCGGATGCGCGCCTTTTCTTCCTGCAGTTCATGGAAGTAGCCGATGCCGTCGAGGTCCATCGCTCAGGCCCCCATGTCTTCAAAGTCGGCGTCGACGCGGTACACGCTCGGCGCGTTGGGGCGGCGGAAGCCTTGCCTGCGACGCAGTTCCATCAGGGCTTGCAGGCGGCGCTTCTCGGCGTCCGTCAGTTCCCGCCGTGCAGGAACCGGGTCACAGGCGGAATCCCAATCGTCGGTCATTTCATCACCACCTTGACCAGAGCCCACATCAGGACGGCAAAGGCGACCAGCACGGCGCCTAGGGCGATGAGGAGGTCGATGCTCATGCGGCCCTCCGCGTGCGCTTGGGGGGCTTGCAGCCCTTCTTCCGCGCCTTAGCGACGGCGTCCTGAAATTGTCGGACCGTCCAATCGTGCCGAGGGCCGCTGCCGGGAATGCGATTCTCTTCGCGCCAGCGATACAGCGTCCGCTTGGGGATGCCCGAAACTTGGCGCAGATTTTCCACACCAAGTTCGTTGATCAGTTCTGTAACGGCAATGCTCATAGCTGCGGATCATGCCGTTTTGGCAACGCCTCGTCAAGTGGCAATGCCGAATTGGCAGTATGATCATCGCCTCGCCTATAAGATCAATGGCCATGGACGCAAAATGGCTCAAAGAACAATTCGCGCGCAGCGGCAAAACACAGGCCGATCTAGCTCGCTATCTTGGGATTCAACCACCCATGGTGTCCAAAATGGTTCGAGGCGGGAGAAAAGTACAAGGGAATGAGGTTGACCAGATCCGCGCCTTTTTCGGTGTAAAGCCAGACGCGCCGATCCTTTCAGATCAACGCTCTCAAAATATTGACACAGCCGCTGCGACAATTCTTGACGCGAATATTACACCCCCACTACGCTCCGAAATGCCACGCAACGTTCCCGTTTTGGGGACAGTGTCCGGGGGGAGGGGTGGTCTTCAAATGAATGGAGACGCGGTTGATTGGGTACGTCGCCCACCCCGGCTGGAAGGCCGGACCGACGTGTTCGGCGTTTACGTTGAGGACCTCTCCATGGTCCCCGCCTTTAAGCCAGGCGCTCTGGTGATCGTGGAAAAAGCGCGCCCGCCCGCTCCCGGCGACGATGTCGTGATTGAGATAATGGACGGTGGAGAGCAGCGCGCACTTATCAAGAACCTTGTGTTCTCGAATCACAAGATCGTGCGCCTCCAGCAATACAATCCGGCCAAGGAGATCGAAATTGATCGCCTTCAGATTGTGCGAATGTTCCGGGTAATGCCGCTTTCCGACTTGCTGGGCGTCTAACCCTTGGCCTCTTAGCGGCCTAGCGCGCACCATAAACCCCTGAAATTGCTATGCCTTTGCGGCATTAAATCGCTATGTCTAGATAAATGCCATTTTGGCATTGACTGGCAATGCCGTTGTGGCATTCTCCCTCTCAGGCACACAGCCGGAGAGAGGACAGCATGACCGCAGCCACCTACGCCGAAGCCAAAGAAATCGCCGACAGCCTCCGCGCCACCTTCAAGGGCTGCGACTGGGTCGTGACCATCCACGCCCCGCTTTTCGACGGCGACCTGTACCGCGTCGTCGTCGGCTAACCACACCCAGACAGGAGGACAGCATGGCAAGCAAACACAAGATGATCTGCTACGCGCCGTTTGGTCTACAGCCCGACTCGATACAGGTTGAGATCACCTACACCTATTCCCCCGGCAGTCCTGCCGTTTACTACGGCACGCCACAGCCGGCCGAGGACGCCTCGCTCGATTTCGTCTCGGCCAAGGCCACGCTGCACGCGCTCGATGACACCATGCAGGCGATGCTCACCGAATGGGCGCAGGAGTACCTTGCAGACGATAGCTCTGCCGGCGGCTACCACGACGCCTGCAACGCAGCGTCCGACGAAAACATCGACGCACGCGAGGATGCCGCCGACTTTCGACGCCGGCAGGCCCGCGATGACGCCCTGACGGAGCGCAGCAAGTGACCGACAAAGACAGAATCATCCAGGCGCTGCGCCCGTTCGCGGAAGCCTACGCCCGCGCTGCCGATCCCATCCCCGACAGCGACCTCGACAACGAACAGCCGCGCCACGTCACCGTCAAGCTGGGCGACTGCCGCCGCGCCGCGTCGCTGCTCGGCATCTATCCAAAAGTGAAGGTCTGACATGGACACACTGATCAACATGGCGGCGGTGCAACGGGTGGAAGCCGCCGCTGCTATGTCCTTCGCACAGCGTGTGGCCCTGCTTCGTCGCCCGCTCCCGTCGCACGCAATCGAGGGCGGAAACTTCAGGAAGTGGGCCGCAGCAGTTTGCTCGGCAGAGGTTCGCCACCGCGAGCGCGACTATCTCCGGGTAGAGCGCGAGTTGGGCGTCGATGTTCCGCGTTGGGACTTCCCCAACAATGACGAGGTCGGGCAATTCGACCACGAGCGGCACGCCGGAATCGCCCTGCTCTGGCTGTCCACCTTGCAAACCCACGAGAGCGAGAAGCGGACGCCGTGGAACTTCCTGCCGTGGACCGACTGGAAGCGCGAGACGCGCGCCGCCTGGATCGCCAAGCGCCGCAAGCTCTGGGCCGGATTCATCAAGGAAGTGCGCGCCTACGAACACGCGCGGAAGGAGGCGGGACTGTGAGCGACGAGCGCCTTCTCATCATTTCCGGGACGATTGTTCCTTGCGTTCCCCGCCGCTCTTGGTGGCATCGGGTCTGCCGCTGGATGCGGGCTCACCTTTGAATCCGGAGGATGCATAAATGACCTTGGCAGAGAAAATCCGGGCCGCCGCGAATCAGGCCCAGCACAACGAAGCGGAGGCATACGCCACGCTTGAGTACATCCTGCGAGAGCGCCAGTGGCCGACATGGCTGCAGAGCGTCGCTGCCGATGTGGACAGCGCCACGAAAGACCGCCCCATCAACCTAAAGGATGCAGCATGAGTGTCACCGATCTCGTCACAACCTCCGTTGACGCGCACAGCGGCGTTGAATCGTACCGCGCCAGCACGGACGCCGCGACGATCTGCGGGGAAATCGTCCGGGCGACCGCGACCAAGATCCAGGGGAAGAAGTACGTTGGCGTGGAAGGCTGGCAGGCAATCGCCGTTGCCCACGGATGCGTCGCCTCCTCCCGCGACGTAGAAATGGTCGAGGGCGGTATCCGCGCCGTTGGCGAGATTCGGCGCATGTCGGACGGCTGCGTGATCGCCACGGCGGAAGGCTTCCTAGGCGATGACGAGCAGATGTGGGCAAAGCGCCCGATGTTCGCCCGCCGCGCCATGGCCCAGACGCGCGCCATCTCCCGCGCTTGCCGGTCGGCCTTCGCGCATGTCGTGATCCTGATCGATAGAAGCCTTGGCACGACGCCCGCCGAGGAAATGCAGGGCGCCTACGACCACGACCCGGAGAGTTTCAAGCGGCCTGCTGGCAGCATGCGCTCGCCGGATGACTTTGCCGACGAGGCCCGCGCCGATGGGCTGACGACCGAGACGCGCTCGACCTATCAGGTCGAGAAGGAACGCAAGGCCATCAAACTCCTGTGCGACACGGCTCTGATGGCGATCAGCACCAGCGACAACCGCCCGCAATTGAAGGTGTGGTGGGACGAAAACAAAACGGAGCTTCGCGAGAAGCTGCCCGAGAATGATTACAAGGCCATCATCGCAGCCGTGCAGGCCAAGCGCGATGACCTCCCGGCGCTGGCGGCGTAGCCATGACGACACGCTTTCTCGACACGGAAGCGGACCGGCGCACGCTGATCCGCTTCCTGGAAGCGCAGGCGCTGCCCTTGACCGTCTCGCTATCCAGGGGAGGCAAGCGGTCGTTGAAGCAGAACAAGCTTCAACGGCTGTGGCTGAACGAGATCGCGGAGCAGCTTGGCGACCAGACGCCGGAAGAGGTCAGAGGGTACGCAAAACTTACCATAGGCGTTCCCATCCTGCGCGCCGAGAACGATGCCTTTCGCCAACGCTACGACGCCATCGTGAGGCCGCTGCCCTATACGCAGAAGTTGGCCTTAATGATGGAGCCTCTGGACTTTCCCATCACCCGGCTAATGACCACGAAGCAGGCGACGGCCTATCTCGACGGCGTGCATCGGCACTTTTCCGAAAAGGGCATTGTGTTGACCGATCCCGGCGACCTTCTTGCTTGCGCGCAAAGGCAGGCCGCATGACCGCCCGCCGTGAGTTCTCCAAACGCCAGAAGGCCGAGATAGTCCACCGCGCCATGAACGCGGCGGGCCGGATCGCCTGCGAGGGCTGCGGGTTTGTCTTGGGCCATCGCCCATACGAGATCGACCACACAATCCCCGAGGCCCTGGTGCTGGACAAGACCAAGCCGCTCACAATCGCGGAAGGTAAGTTGCTCGGCAAGGAGTGCTGCCACCGTGGCGGCAAGACCGCCAAGGACGTTGGCGACATCGCCCGCGCTGTGCGGCGGGAAGCCAAGCATAACGGCATCCGCAAGCCTCCCGCCTTCCGGTCGAAATGGAAGAAAAAGATCAGCGGAGAGGTGGTGCTGAGATGACCGCCGGGCCGTGGAAAGACCGCGCCTCCTTTGAGACGTGGTGGCGTCAGAACGTCATCGCCTTCAATCGGCTTGCCGTCACGGACCCGCGCGAATGGGAACGCATCGCCAAACACGTTGAGGAATTCCAAAGGAGCAGGAACACATGACCGACGACCAAACCTTGCGCGTTGCCGTGCAGGCGGTGCGTCTCTACGCCGAGTCGCATCCGCGACCTACGCAGGTCACGCAAAAGCAGGCAGCGCAGATGCTGCGCGTCCACCCTAAGACCGTGCGGAACTACATCATGGCCGGTAAACTGCGGCTCAATGCCTGTGGGCTGATTGCAATCGAGGCCGTGGATGCGCTGCGCGCTCCCCAATAATTACGCACGACAGGCACGGAACGCTTTAGGTGCTGGGTTTTTGCGTCCGGCCGGGGGCACCACCGGCAATATCCGGCAATATCCCCGCCTAGGATTTTGCAGGATAAACAGCGGCTTTACAGGTCTTTTGCAGCACCGGGCAATATCCGGCAATATCCCGCAAACTAGACAATCACGCCGCCGTCTCCCCATTATTCCCCCACGCCACTACGCAGGGGGAGCGGGCATGGCATCAGTGGGTAGGTACGGGCGCGGCTACCGGGCACAGGTCTATGTGAACGGGCGGCGCGCATCCAAGGTGTTCAGGACGCAGCGCGAGGCGTCGGCGTGGGCTGTTGCCAAGGAGCAAGAGCTAGAGCGGCCAGCCGCCGAGACGCGCACGCTACGGCAGTTGCTCGAGCATTACGCGGAGACGGTCATGCCCGCTAAACGAGGCAGCGCGCACGAAATCAGCCAAGCCAAGGCGTTCCTGCGGGATTTCCCCGATCTGGCTGAAAAAAAGCTGGCCGACTTGGACGCGCCGGACTTTGCTGCGTGGCGGGACGCTCGGCTAAAGGCCGTCAGCGATGCCACGGTGCTGCGTAACCTGAACTGGCTCCGGCACGCTTTCCGGGTGGCGCGCGAGGAATGGCGGTGGATGACCGGCAACCCGCTGCAGGGCCTACGCATCCCCAGGAACCCGGCCCCGCGCACTCGGCGGGTGAGCCCCGGCGAAGTCCGCGCCCTGTGCCGCATCCTCGACTACAGGCCCGGCAATGCCCCTCAGACAAAGGGGCAGGAGGTCGCATTAGCCTTCATGGTCGCCCTGCGGTCCGGTATGCGGGCGGGTGAAATCTTGAGCCTTGGCCGGGGAAATCTTGACCTACGCCGCCGGGTTGCGTCAGTAGCGCACAAGACGCAGCATTTGACAGGCAAGCCCCGCGACGTGCCCCTGACGCACCATGCTGTGCGGCTCTTGCGCCCAGTGGCCGACAGGGATGCGTGCTTCACCATATCAAGCGCCGTGCTGGATACCCTATTCCGCAAGGCGCGCGACCGGCTTTTAATCGAGGACTTGCACTTTCACGACAGCCGCGCGGAGGCCCTGACACGCCTTGCCCGCAAGGTTGACGTGATGACACTTGCCAAGATCAGCGGGCACAAGGACGTGCGTATTCTAGTCGGGACGTACTACCGCGAGACTGCCGAGCAGATCGCGGCCAGACTCTAATCCCACTCGGGAAGATTGAGAACGTGGCGCGGCAATGCGGGCCGGTTTCTTCCCGCTCGGGCATCACGCGATGTCATCCATAGCCCGGATCATAGCGCGCGGTATTTGCATTGCCGCAACGCACTCATCATCTGAGACGGTGGCCGCCACCATGACGTGATCCGCGTCCTCTGCCACCAGAAAGCCCACGGTGACGCAGACTTGTGGCGCCATCGGCTCCGTATGCTTGCACCACATCGCCACAGCTAGAGCGTCCCACCACGTCACGCGAACGATCTTCATGCCGCGCTCCTGTCAAACATGCCCGGATTAACAGTGTGGCGCTCCACCTCGCCATGCTCACGGTGGAAGACGATGGCTTTCATGGACTGCCGGGAGCGGTAGCCGTTGGACGCGGCATAGGCATCGGCCGGCGGCAGGACGCCCAAGGTTTCGACGTTGCAGCCTGGGTACTCTTTGACGGCCTCGTGGTGGACGTGGCCGGTTAACCAAAGCCGGTACGACGTGCGGCCCCAGGCTTCTGGCTGGTCGGTTGCCATGATGGACGGAAGGTGCTGCGGCTTGGCTTTGTCGCCGTGATGTGTGCCTATTAGGACGCGACCCCACTCAAAATAGTGGAAGTGCTGGGGCGACGTATCGACCGAGACACGCGGCTCGTTTTCGTAGAGGACGCCTAGCAATACGGTCATGAATGCCGCCGTCGCCGGGTCGTGGTTCCCTTTTTCAAAGATCACCCGGACGCGGCCATGCCGCGCCAGCGCCGCGCTAATCATGTGCCGAACCATACGCACCGCGCATTGGATCATTTTGGGAAACCGCCCGTCCGCATCCAGCAGGTTCTTGTGCTGCGGCGTGACGGCGGCATAGGAATCGTAATGAAGGAAATCGCCCAACCACGCGATAAGCGCCTGCTCTGACGGCGGGCATACCTCGATCAGCCGTTGCGAGGCGTCGGCTAAAAGCTGCTCACTGCGGGCCAGATCGTAGTTTTCGCCGCCTGTTTCCTCGCTCCAGGCGCGCATGCCGACGTGGTGATCCCCGACCGGGTAGACCGCGAGAACGTCGCTCGAAACGGCATGCTTGCCGCGCGGCACCTGCTTGGCGCGCTTCACGTCGGCCGCGATGTCCGCAGCGCATTGCTTCCACAGGGCCTCGCGCTCGGCCTCGTCCGCCTTCTCAGTCACCCACTGCTGAGTAATCGCGCCGGTCTGGTCGTATAGCCGGGAGGTTTTGACGATCTTTTTCGGGTCGGGAAGCTGGACGGTATCGCCTTCGGCCCGGCCGGCGAGCCGCGTCTTATCCCACCTGCCGCGCTCGTTGCCGTCGCCGTCGTAAAGGACGGACTGCCCTTTCATCACCATGCGCTGGCCGTCTGGTCTAAAGCCCCGGCGCTCGGCTTCCCGCACGCGGTGTTGAAATGTCGTCCGCGACATCCTGAGATAGTCTGCCGCCGCGCTCTGACTGCCCAACCGGGCCACCGCTTCGACCGCCTCTTGCAACGCCTCGTCAGTCAGGCTCTGCGCGGCCATCAGAGCTTTCCGCCTTTCACAAACTCAACGAGGCTTGCGTGCCGGGTTCTACAGGTGACGTAGGCTTGAGCGACCCGGATACGCTCGGCGGCAATCTCGTTGTCGCTGGCGTTGTCCAGCGCGAGGGTCGGATCAACGCACGGGAGGAGAAGGCTCGCGTCCGGGGTCCGCTCCACCAGGCGGGGCGATGATGTCCCGCACGCCGACAGTAGCAGCCCGCATGCTAGGGCTGGCAGCGCATTCGCGAGTGACAGGCGCACTGTAGATCCTTTCGGTTACCGTAACGACCTTGGTTTCGAGCTTGGTAAATGCTTCGGCTTGTTTGCGGACAATGTCGGCGGACAGGCGGGCGTCGGCTTCCTTCTGGGCGATGACTGCACTGGCGGCGGCTAACTGCACCTCGAGCTCGCCGTTCTCTGCCCATGCCAACTTCAACAGGATGCCGGAGACGACCAGCAGAGCGGCCAGCACTCCCGCGCCTATGGCAAGGTACTTGGTCACTACGCCGCCTCTTCCAGAAATAGCGCCCGCTCGGCAGCACGTCGGCGCACAAGGCCCGGCAGAGGCCCGGACGCGCCCTTGTTCCATCGCGGGAACTGGTCGGCAGCGGCCTGATAGGAGCCCTGATTAAGCAGCCGCAGCATGGTCGAATTGCCGAATGCGCCTGCTCCGCAATTGAATACGAAGCTCACCAGCGCATCAAACTGGTTCTGCGATAGCACCACGTCCACCAGATGCTTGACCGCGCCCTCAGAGGCTTTCAGGTCCTCGCGCAGCCATTCCGTCGCCTGCTCCTCGCTACAGGTGTCGCCCTTGCGGACGCCGCGCGTGTGGCCGTAGCCGATGGTCCAAGGCTCGCCCGTCGTTGGATTGCCGGGGTCCGGGTAAGCCGTGGTTTCCAGTCCCTCAAACTCTTTGACGAGGCTGATTCCCCGATTGGACGTGACCAGCAGGCTATTGGCGGCGTTGCTCATGGTGTGCCCTTTTCTTGCTCGCGCATCCGGCGCAACAGCACATCAAGCCCGTCTTGGACGAGGTTGCGGAGTTCGCCCATTGACACTTGGAATGATAGATCGCGCTCGCCATCCCACACCTTCAGCCGGGTAGGCTGGCCGTTCTCTGAAATGATTCGGGGGTGGTGGTTCACTGCGACGCGCTATTGATGAGGTGACGCAAACGCCAAATCACGTAGACGGACACAACAGACCAGAACAGAATCTCGATCACTTTCGCCCCCAAGGAAACATCTCCTTGATGAGCGTCAGCCAGCCGCGCGGATCGTCCTTGGCACCGCGTAAAACGGCGGCAATCAAACCGACGACATCATAAGCAACGGTCGGAATAATCGCGGCCACGGCGAGCCCACTCCAGTCGGACCAATTCCACTCGGAGATCACGACGCGCCCGCACACTGGCCCAAGGACAAGGCAGAACAGGCCCGCGACTCCGCGCTGCCGTCGTGTCAGCACATCGCGGCGGATGGCGTCGCCAAACACCGCGCCGACAAGGCTAAACGGCACAAACACTAGCAGCGCATCCGCGATGAACCAAAGGTCGCGCCGTTCGCCCATTTTACCCACCTCTGATGGTCGTAGCGTTCTACGTCCCGGTCTCCCGGTGCAGAGCGTTGATGTGTGCAACCATCTCGGCCTCAGTGCCCACGAACGCGCGGCCGGCGCTCTCGTCGGCGTGGCCGTCAATGATCGGGCGGACCCACCAGAGGTGTGAGCCAGAGGTGCGGTTGCTCATTCTTCTGTCGCCAATTGCGCGAGCCACCCGACAAGCCGCGCGCTGAGTGTGTGCGAGCCGGTCCCGTCGTCGGCGTAGTCGATGCCGTCAACACCCGAGAGCGCGACCAGCCGGGCGATCTCCGCGTCAGAAAACGCGGCGCTGCCGCCCCCCGTTTCGCACCGGGCCACGCAGTCGGTCAGAAACTCTGTATCGGTCATGACAGGCTCACATTCACACAGATGACAGCGACGCCACCGGCATCGGTGTCGCCCGTGTAGGTCGAGGCCAACGCGCCCGTGTTGCTGACGTGATAGGTCGCGCGGGACACCACCCCCGACGCCGACGTTGCCGTGATGACTTCGTCGTCGCCAAGCGAGCTTTGGTTCGCGGGCGGCGTGCCGCCGTCATAGACCGCGCATCCGACGACGACACAGGGAGACGTGCCTGCCGCCATGCTCTGCGCTGCAACTCCGGTCGCCGCGCCAGTAATCTCCACGCGGGCATTTAGGCGCGTCCAGGTATCGCCAACGACCGGGTCGCTGGGGCGGAATACCATGACGCTCATGGTTTGGCCTCGCGAAGCCAACGCCATACTGGTTACTGTCGTTTCCGTGCCAAGCAGTATTTTGACGTAGGCGCTGATGCGGCAGGCACGACCTGTTGCGTTGGAAAACTGCTGGTTCACCAGCGTCCAGTTTGGTGATGCGCTGGTATCAGTGACGGAAACGAGCGCCGGGGCCGAGTTTGTGTTGTTCTGCGCGAAGCTGATGATGTACGCATAGTCGCCCGCCTTGATGTCGGTGGGCATGGTGATGGTCGTGCTATCGACAGATGTCGCGCTGGAGACCAGCGACATAGACAGCGGCGGATTGAGGACGACAGTCGGATTGGACGGCGTGGGCGCTGTGTTGAGCACTGGGTAATCCGGCGTGATGACGCCACGCGACCACTCTGCGCCGAAGCCGGAAGGCATGCCGGCAAGCAACGCCGCATCCGTCAAGCCGGTCACGCCCGTTGACACACCCGAGCCGACGCCGGCTGCGTTTCCGGAACTGTCGATGTCCCAATAGACATCGGTAACCGTCACGCCTGCAGCGCGAATGGCAATGGAGCCTCCGACACGCGATGGCGCAGACGGCACGCCGAGGCTGTACGCCTCGTTTATGCTGCTGCCTGCGATGGCCTGCCCGATCAAGCCGCCGACGCCTGAAGTTCCTGTAGCGTTGCCAAAAGAGAAGATGGACGTGACCACGCCCGTATCACGAAGCAGGCCGATGGCACCTCCGATGCTGGTCGTGCCCGACACGTCGCCCGACGCCCAGCTTTCATCCACGGTGCCATAGTTCTGGCCGACAATGCCGCCAATGTTGCTGACGGTCGCGGTAACGTCTCCGCTCGCACCGCAACGCTGAACGACGGCAGTAGAGATCGCATTGAACCCGACGATGCCCCCGCAGCTATTGCCGCCGTTCACATCACCATACGCACGACAATCTTCCGTCGTGCCGTCACCCTGATAGCCGACAATGCCTCCCGTGTAGTTGGCGCTGTTGAGGTTGTCTGAGTTGTTGAGAGCGGCATAGGACGTGCAGTTCTGGATCAGCGACGTGGGGCTGTCACCCACACCGGGCAACCCATTGTCGCCTGCGATAGCTCCCATCCACGAACCTGTGGTCAGGAATGAGTCAGTGTCGCCGTCCGCTGCCATCAAATCGCGGCTGGCCACGGTCTGCGAGATGCTGACTTCCCAATTACCGCCGCCTAGATCAGTGATGACTTGCGTACCGTCCGCGATGATAGACCCCGGCACGGAGTTGGGTGCGTAGATATAGAGGCCGACCACCATCGCCCCTAGATCGGTAAAGGTGACGTTCATCGTCGTGCCGGAAATCGAGGCCGTACCCGTCCAGCCCGCCGCGTAGTCCGCGACTACGGGGGTCGGCGCGTATCCTTGCGGCGCAGTAGTGACGGCAGACGAATTGGTCACGCAGTTGTCGATCAAGCCACGGTTCGACGCAACCAGCGGGGATTGATAGGTGTTGTAGCACTCTCTGCTGATGACAACGGTGGCGTTGCTTGTGCAGTTCTTGACCGTGCCCGCGCCCTGCGCGACGCCGCCCGACGTGTACGCAGAGTATCCTGAGGTATCCACGCCGATACTGAAGGTGTTGGCCGACAGCGACGTGATCGTATAGGTCGTGTTATTCACCTCTGTCATACCGACGACGTTTTCAATATGAATACGTGAACCAGTCGCCATGCCGTGCGCGGTGATGGTGACGACGCCCGGATTAGCTTTCGTGATCCCGATGATTGTCTTATCTGGCCACTGCTCATTGCGCCCGACGAGGCCGCCATGCTGGCCGCCCGACGAGGAGCCGTAGACTGCCATGTTCGACGTGACGTTATCGAGCGTGCCACGGAGCGACGCGACCACGCCGCCAATCGTCGTTCCCAGCAAATATCGCCCGTCACCACCAATAGTCTCGCGCTCCCACGCAGTCTGCGTGATCGTGCCGCTGACAGTCAGGTTCTTGACGGTGCCGATACCGCTCGCGTCGCCGACGTTGCCGAAGAGGCCATCTTCCACACCGGGTGTCGTGGACGTGTCTAGCAGGCTGAAATTGCTGATCGTGTAGCCCGCGCCGTCGAATGTGCCAGTGTAGGGCGTGGCCGACGTGGTGCCGAGAGGAGACGCTGCAAACACGCCGTCTAACTGCGCGTTGTAGTCGCCAAGCATCGTGACGTTGAGCGTCGGGTCCGCGTTCAACAGCACGCCAAGCTCTGGCAACGTCCGCACAGTGCCGAGGCCCTGCACAAGAAAGCCGGGGCCTCTGCCTGAAAACAGGATCGTGCGAAGCGCGGCTTGCACGTTAGATGCTCACAGACTTCAGAGTGATGGTGAACACAGTCGCGCTTGCCGGGGTGAAAGCGCCGGTCGTGACCAGATAGCCATAGAGCGAACCGCCGGAGGGAATGGTGATCTGCTGGTTAACCTGCGAAGTGACCACGGCCAGCGTGTCGCCAAGATCGACCGGCGAGCCCAGGTTGACCGGCTGCAGATAGGTGGCGCGGTCGCCGGAAGGCAGGTTGAACGGTGCGTTATCGCCTAAAGCGCTGGGCGGCGTGGCGCTGTAGAGATACAGCACAAAACTGGTCATCCCGGACGGGATTGCGGAGATGTTGACCACCAGCTTAACCGTGGTGATGAACACCTCGCCGCCGCCAGATGGGCCGATGTTGGCAAACGTCAGCGCCGCCGTGCTTCCCGTGGCCGCGCCGATAACATCGCCGGCAAGGTATGCGTTAGTGTCGGCCGTGCGGGTCAGTGTTACAGGCGAAGTGTAACCGCCGCCGCTCGAGGCAACAACAATAAGCCGCCCCTGCGCGTCAACTTGAATGGCAATCGTGCTGCCATCGCTAAAGGTCTGCGGAGAAGCCTGATACTGGCCGGCAATCTGTTCAACGGGCATTGTATGGCCCTCCTTCTAGGCGTAGACGCGAATGTTGAGGTTGGCGGGGTCTTGAAAGCCTGTATTGTCGCTGCTGACGTACAGGTGAAAGACGGTGCTAGTGCGCGGCGTGGTTAGGTCCTCGCCGCAATAGCGGTTGAGCGTGAGCGCAGTTGTTGAACCGCAAGTGAACTCGACGACGTAATTCGTGTCGGGCATTGCCGTCGAAAGCGTGCAAGTGAACAGGCCCGTGCTGTCGCGCACGACGCTGGTAAAGCCTGTCATTTTTTGCTCGGTCAAAACGCCGCCCGAGACGGTGCAGTAGGCTTGGGCGTACTGCTGCGATGCCAGCACAGCCGCACCGCTGGCACGCATGTAGTCCGTGCACCGCCAGTTGCCGGAGCCTTCCGACTCAAACTCTGCGCAATCCCCGGCCGCCGTGGTGATGTTTGCTCCCGTGGGCAGGATCAGGCTGGTGGCGTTGTGTGTGAGCGTCAGGATGCCGCCGAATACGACTTTGCGACGAACACCGGAGGCAATCGTGCCGAGCCCGGTGATTGTCGTTGTGCCAGTGATGCGGACATAGTTGGAAGCCGCCGCGCCGATGTTGCAGGTTGTGGCGCTTGCCACGTCTACCCGGACGGCTTCGTTGAACGCCGCCCCTGTCATGGTGAGCGTTGCGGTGACGCTCGTTGCGCCGCTTAACGTGCCGCCTGTGCGGGGCAGCGCGGGATAGGAAGAGTTTTGCAGGTGGAATACCGGCGTGGCCGCAGAAACCGCAATTTCGTAGACGCCGCCCGCCACAATGTCTCCCGCCGCCATGGCCGTTCCATTGGGCCAGACAAGCGCGCCCGCCCCTACCGTGCTGACATCGACGGTCATTGCCCCGGTGTTGGTAGATGCCGCCTTAAAGGTGAAGGTCTGTCCGACCGCGTAGGCCGTGATGCCCGGCACAGGAGAAAGCGTGATCGCGTCGGCCGTACCGCCCGCCGTGCCGCCGTAGTTGATGGCACCATCGGCAACCTGCGACAGTCGCACGCTATCGGTGAGCGCTGTACCAGCGCCCAAGCCAGTGAGCTTGTTGCCGCCCATCGGCTGGTTGCCGGTGTAAACCGTCTGTCCGTCCTTTGAGATGGACTGCGTCAGCGCGGCGGCGATGTCCGAGAAGTCGGAATTGACCGCGCTCGACGCAATCGTAGTGCCAGGCGTGAAGGGGGGTTGCGGAAGGCTGTAGGTGCCGGAACCATTACGCGCGATGACAACCTCCATCGAAATGCTCTACAATGGCGTATCCATTGGAGTTATTTGAATGACATACCGGCCCAAAGATATAATTCCCTGTACCGTATGCGGCGCGCGTGCCGTTGCGCGGCGGTTGTGCAAACCTTGTTATTACAAGCTGCGGGCCAAGGGTGGCCTCTCCGCTCACGCGATCCTCGGCCCAAACGATGTGTTTTGGTCCCGCGTCAAGAAGACCGAGACATGTTGGGAATGGACCGGGACGCGAAACCAGTACGGGTACGGCATCTTTCTCTTGCCTGGCGAGCGGCCGGTTAGAGCCCATCGCTACGCCTACGAATTGACTAAAGGCGCAATCCCTGCGGGGCTTGTCGTCATGCACGCTTGCGATAACCCGAGTTGCATCAACCCGGCCCATCTTTCCTTGGGTAGTCGAGGTGACAACAACCGAGACTCCACCGCAAAGGGGCGGAACGCCTTTGGCGAGCGCAATGGGCGCGGCCGGCTGACAACCGTACAAGTCGCCGCAATCCGCAGCGATGTCCGCGCTCAAGCCGATATTGCGAAAGACTATGCCATCACTCCAAGCCACGTAAGCCGCATTAAGACCGGTGATGTTCGGGCGAAGGGGTGAGCAGTTCATGCTGTCACCGTGGAGATGAGGCGAAACCGCCCGCAGCGCCGGAAATACCAGCGTTGACGGGGCGAGCCGCGCCCTGTTGCTTGAGAATGGCGTCAATCAACGAAAGCGTTTCCGCGTTCATTTGAGCATTGGGATTGGCGAGCAGATCGGCCAGACGCGAGCGCACCGCTTCGCTAGGCTGGCGGGCTTTCTGGTAGCCCGTTGCGATCATCTGCAGAATGGAAGCGGGCGTAGTCGCGCCGCCCTGCGGGATACTCAACGCCGCGTCATCCGCCATAGCGGCAAGGCGCTCGGCAGTCTGTGAGCCTTGTAGAACCTTGTTTTGCGTGTCCGCAAAAGCGCGCTCGGCGTTGGATCGCTTGATAAGCTGTTCAGCGACATCCGGGCCGTAAATCTCGGCCAGCTTCTGCTGCATGATTTGATTGTCGGAGATCGCCTTAGCAAGTCGGCGTGTCGATTCCGGGCCGCTGGTGGCCGCGTCGCGCATGACGTTTGACGAGCCAACCCGGAACGCCTGAATCTGGCGCAAATCCGCGCCCGGCAAGTCTGCAGCCAAGGCTGCCGGCGAGACGTTAACCGCCGCCTCTCCCTGCCCTGATTTCATAAAGTCGCTGCCGCGCTTTAGCCAGCCTTCGCCCGTGCGCTTGTTGTAGAGCGATGCAACTTTGGAATAGGCTTCGTCGGCCGCCTTAATGCCGGGGTTCGCATCCCACAGGGCGCGCTCCCACTTGCTGCCAATCTCGTCCACGAACGACTGATTGACCGCGCGGCCTGACTGGAAAGCCGCCTGCGTGTTCTTGTTCAACATGCGCTTGACCATGTGCGCCGCTTCCGCCGCGCCAAGTTTCACGCCGTTTTCTTCGGCATCCGCGATGATCTGATCCATCGTCTTGCGGATGGCCGGAACGTTTAGAAGTTCCTCCATTTCCGGGGAGACGTTGAATTTCCCGCTACGCAAAACCGGGTCGTAAAGCTCGCTTCCGGTCTGGGTCTTGTATGCCTGTAAGAACTTCTGCGCGTCGTAGACGCTGGGCACGTTGGCCTGATCGCCCATTGCCCCAAGCATCCGCTGGCCTGTCTCGCGGTTGCGCTGTCCGAAGGCTCCGGCGTACTTCTCGCCAGCCTCGCCCGGCAGGATGGCGCCGAGATTGGCAAGCCGCGTCGCACCCTTGCTGGTGTCGGCAAGGAAAGCCCCCTCGCCCAAATCGCCTAGCTTTGTGCGCGCCTGTCCGGTTCCGCCGCTGCGGGCAATTTCAAGCGCGAGGCGCTGGGCAGCCGCATCGCCCTCGATGTTCCCCGCTGCAATGCGCGAATTGTCGGCAATCCGGGCCGCCAAGCTATCCTGTGTGATGTTCCCGCCTTCGGGAGCAGCGGCGGACAGGGACTTGTAGGGGCCTTGCGTCGTGAACTTGTCGGCAAGATTGCCGGTCGCACGCAGCACACCCGGCGCAAATTTCTCGTATGCGTACTTTGCGGCAGATCCGACGACAGGAAGCACGCCACCCACAGCGCCACCAATGGCGGCCGGGAGAAGCGCATTCTCTGCCCTGTTCTCAAAGCCGCCCTCGCCTTCGCCAAAGCCCTGAGCGCCGCCAAGGACAGCACCGGAAGCCGCGCCGCGCGCCATTGCGCCGGGCAAGGAGGTGGCACCGCCGCCCAGCAGCGTCTGGCCGCCGGGAAGGAACGAAAGGGCTCCAGCGGTCGCCAGAGTGCCCGCCACGTTCGCGCCCGTGGTCATGGCCGGATAGGCGGTGGAGTCTGCTTTGGTCTGTGCCCGTTGGCGGGTCAGTTCGTCGGTGTAGCGCTGATCCTGCGTTGGGGCGTTGGACACCGTCTGCGGGGTCGGGCTGCCGCCGATGCTCTCGTCTCGCTGGAGAGCGGGGCCGCTCATCATCCAGTTGGAGAGCTTGGGGAAGGTCGAGCGCACGCCGGCCGCCAGTTCGTCGCCAAAGCCCAGCGTCGCGCCCTGCCCGAAGGCATTGGCAGCGGCGTCGGAACGGCCCTGTGCCTGCATCTGCGGTGCCGCGCGCTTGCCCGCCCGGAAGTCCTCGGCAGACTTGAATCCCTCAGACGACAGGTAAGCGTCGATGTCGGCTTCCGGTGCTCCGGCGTCGATCATCTTGCCGATGTTGCGCTTGATGCGATCGGGATCAGCCATCACTCAAGCCCGTATTTCTTTTTGAGGTCGGCGGGCGATGTGGCCTGAGTGCCACCGCCCGCAGGCTTGCGGATGGGGACGATCACGTCGTCACGACGCAGGCCGAACCGGTCAGCCATGCCGCCGTAGTGGTCCTCCAGCGCCTTGTAGTTCTGCTCCAGGCCCTTGTAGCGGGACTGCGCTTCCTCAAGGATGCGCGCGCGGGCCTCGGGCGTGAGCGTTGCGCCGCCGTTGAGCGAATTGATCATGCCAGCCAGGCGATCGCCGATGCCCTGCGTGTTGTTCACCATGATCATTTCGCCCTCTCGGACGACCGAGCCGGGATCCATGATCTTGGCAAGCGCATAAACCATGTTCAGGTCGGCCGCGCGTGACGGGCGCGTCGCGGCGTCCTTCATGGATTCCATGATGGGCGTGATATCGCGGTAATTCTTGACCACGACGGAGCCTTGGAACTCGTCGCGCAGCTTGTTGGAGTTGTCGAACTGCTGCTGCGGGGCCTTATCCGTGCGCTCCTGCTGGCGGTCCGCGTTCTTGTCCGTGCGGCTGCGGCTGTAGTCGTAGTCCTTCAACAGCCGGTCGTACTCGATGCGCTGGTTCTCGAAAGACACGTCCAGCGCGCGCTGCATGTCGGCGACCATGCGCTGCTCGGCCTCGGCCGGGTTGTTGCCGTAGCCGCCACGACGCAGGCGATCGATGTACGGGGCCGCCATCTGTTGGGGCATGTCGCGCGGCGTCATGCGCTGCGGCGGAACCGGAGGCGCGGCCATGACCGGGCCCTGCACGCCCTGCGGTGAGGGCGTGGGCGGCATG